TCTGAGCGCTGGTTGTTTGGCCTGGTGTACAGGCGTTTTTGAATAGCGGACTTTACGCCTTTGGCGCGCGCTTTGCCTAGCGTGGTCACTCAGTTGCTCCAGTCGCGGCCCTGCGTAGGGCAGGGCGGCGCGCAGCTCACACCGTCGTTAGGGCTGGCCTTGAGTTTCCCGGCTGGCTTAATCGCGGCGCGCGTCGTTATTGGACTAGGGCGGCTTTGGTGAGCCGCGTGAGCCTCGTTAGCAGCGGGGGCGCGCGGGCTGGTTCGATTCCCGCACCGCCTACGGGCGCGCCTAATGGTGGGCAGCGCTTCCCGGTCCCCATGGTGGGGTCTGGGCACCTGAGAGTGTGAGAGGTGGAATCATGACTAGGTTTGTCGATTCCGAGAGCCGTGAGTACGTGACGTCGTGGGATGCTGCGGTGAGCGCGGCGCGCGATTGGGCAGACGGCGGCGACGGTTGGGATTTGGAGGCGCTTGCGTGCATCTTGTATGAGGGCGCGCATTTCCTCCCTGGTGCGGTTCGTTGGTATGAGCGGGCAAGCGTGGATTTGGAGGCGGCGGCGGCGTGCGATTACCGTACGTGGCGTCGCGCGGCGGTGTGTGATTGTCGGCTGGGGATGGTCGCCGAGCGGTGGGATTTGAGCGGCGCGGGGCTTATCTGTCACATCGCACTGTGGATTGACTGTGGCGAGCCGTCGCTAGTGGTGAGCACCGTGCCCTATTGGGGCGCGTCCCCCTGGCGTTCAGGTTTTCAGACGGTGGGCGATTCGGACCATCCGGCGTCATGGGGACGGCTTGACCGTGCGCTTGGCGGCCGTGATGCGTGGCGGAGCGAGCTTGCAGACGCGGCGGCGCGATTCATTGGGGACTGACTAGTCCCCTGGTTATCCCGGCCCTAGTGGTGGGTGTGAGCTGGGTTCGATTCCCAGGCTGGGAGCGGGTTTGGGCGTGGCTTTGGTAGGGGCGTGACGCTGCGTCCCGGGCGCGTCTGGCCTTGTAGAGATGAGTGTGAATGTGATGGCTACGTATGAGGGTGTGTTGGCGGCGGCGCGTTGCGCTGACGCGGCGGTACGGATGGTGTTGTCCTACGGGACGCTTGATGGGCTGGTCGCCTGGTTCTATGACGATGCGACTTTGCCGGGTACGGAGGATTGGGATGATTCCGTGCTGAGTGTGTACTGGAATACGCGCACGTGGCGTGGCGTGTTTGAGGCGTGGGATGAGTGCGGGCGTCCCGAGTACGATCCGTCGGCCTGGTGGGTTGACGATTCGGTCCCTGAGTACAGGCGGTCTGCGCAGGGCAACGCCAGGCTTGACGCCATTGGAGAGATGGTGTACGAAGCGTTCCCCGAAGCTATTGAGCGGGCGGCGTTGGCGATGGGCTGGGACGTGATGGACGGCTCCGTGTGGCCTGACGGTGACTTCCCGGAGGGAGCGTTGGCCCTCGATGAGGGCGGCCTGGAAGCGGCGGCGGGCAGTTGGTACGTGCCGGTTCTGGTTCCCCCAGCGGCGGCGGCTTAGGTGAGTCTTTGGCCCCCTGATTGTAGGGGGCGGCGCGGGCTTAAGGGTGAGCGTTGAGCCGGGTTCGATTCCCGGCCCGCGCACGGGCGTGACGATGGGCGTTACGCGGATTCTAGGGAGGTGTGCGGGTTGGCACGTACGGACAAGACGGATCCGTGGCGAGTCAAGGAAGCGCGTGTCCGCAGGTGTGCGGAGGGCGTGGCGATTGACAAGGATTTCTCACGGTGGAATGGCGGGGCGCGTCGCCTGGTCGGCAAGCGCGTTAGGCGTGTGACGCGGGCGGCCCTGCGTGGGATGCGCGGGGACGTTGGCGCGTGGGATGCGTACACGGATGTGCGGTTGTCGGATTACAGGCGTGACTGGGACTTTTACGCCGCGTTTTAGCGGTGGTGGTTTCCCTGGCTTAGTGGTGAGTGTAGAGCTGGGTTCGATTCCCAGTCAGGGAGCGGGGGCAGGCATGGCGTGTGCTTGCCTCGACACAGAACACAGAGAGATAGGACTAGGACGATGGGTTTCATGACTGAGGTCGAGGGCGACGCACTGGAAGCAATGCAGGATGCGTGGGAAGATCGTTGGTCGTTCACGCGCGATGAGCTTGGGGGCGCGCCCGAGTGGGCCGACTACGTGACCGTAGACGGCGACCTGCGCACTGAGGGCGAGTTGGAGGATGAGTTTACCGACCAACTTGACGATTGTTGGGAGCCTGTTTCGGTGTGCGGCTACGAATACGCAGCAGGGCGCACGCTTAGGGAGATGGACCCTATCGCGTTCCGTGAGTCGTTCCTGGATTGGATTGATGCGCAGCAGCGTGATGGTGAGCTGCGCAGCGTGGAACGCTGATTAGGCGTTCACCCTTGGCGAGGTCGGTTGCGCGCCCCCGTGTGGGCGTCCTGGGTTCGATTCCTGGGCAAGGGGCTGGGCTGCCAAGGCGGTGGCCCTACTTGGAAATGTGAGAAAGAGGCTGAAAATGAGCGACTATGGGCGCGTGTGCGGCGACGCTTTGGAGCGCATGCAAGCGGCGTGGGGTAAGCGTGATTCATTCACGCCTGGCGAGTTGGGCGGTGTCGATTCCTGTTGGGAATGGGTTTCGCGTGATGGCACGCTGTTCACGCGGCGTAATGCTGAGGAGTTGACGGCCGAATCGCTTGATGAGTGTTTCCCGTCGCTTACCGTGTTCGGCATTGAGCTGTTGCCGGGCGACATTGTTAAATGCACTGCGCCCCTACTGTTTGCCGACTGTGTGGACACCTATGTTTACGGGTGCGTTTGTCGCGGCGAATGGCGCTACATCGACGAGTCTATCAGGCTTGGTTGATGCGCGGTTTCCCTAGCCTGTTGGTAGGTGTGATACAGGTTCGACCCCTGTCTAGGGAGCTGGGCAACCATGGTGGTTGCCTGTTCTGAGAATGTGAGATGAGGTTTCTACTATGGCTACTCGGATTATGCTCCCGTGTGAGGGTTTTTCGCCCGCCTGGGAGTGGTTGAGTGTGTGGCAGTTGGAAGAGTTGCAGAATTGGTGGGGCAATAGTGCTCGGCTGGTTCGTGAGAACGTGGGTGCGCCCGCGTGGGCTGAGTACGTGGATAGGGACGGCGCGGCTTGGTCCCGTGAGGGGCTGCTAGTGCGGTTGGTCTTTGACGCTATCGACTTGTTTGGCGAAGCGCATGTTGATGCGACGATTAAGGAACTCGGCAATGACGGAATGACCGAGATGCTTGACTGGTGGCTTGAGGCCCGCGTGTTCGCGGGTGAGCTGGTTCGCCTCGTTAGCGAGAGTGAGGCGTGAGATGGATCGGGATGCGCTGAAAGCCCTGGTTGAGCGGGCGCGTGAGGATGAGACGTTCCCCGGCTACTTCCTGTACTGCCAGGTGGGCATTAGCGGCGTGCGTTCGTCGTTTGGCTGGGTTGATTCTGACGGGTTCCTGCGCACGCGCGATGACTTGATGGATGAGTATGAGGCTGAGCTGGATTACATGGGCGCAGCGGCGGGTGCCAGTGGCTTACTCGGGGCTGCCACGGCCATGCTTGACGCGGCTGGGTTCGATGAGGGTGTGGATTCGTACATTGCGCGCCTCGAAGCGCAGGGCGTGCTGATTCCCCTGTATTACGCGGACTAGCGGTGGTGGATGCTTGGTATCCTGGTTGCGTGACGTGCGACACGCAGGTTGTCGCGGGCTTAAGGGTGAGTGCTTAGGCCGGTTCGATTCCGGCCCCGCGAACGACGCGCCTCAAAGCGGGGCGTGGAAGCAGAGAGCAAAGGAGCAAGCGCGATGAGCGACTACGAATGGAGAACGCCGGATGAGCGTTACTACGGCCCGGCCCCGGTACTGATTGCAGACGTGGCCGACGGCGTGACGGCTGAGCTGTACGTCGACTACCAAGACGGCGTGCGAGTGTCACTCGACGTCCAGGGGGACGGTGTTGTTGGTGGGCGTGCCTCCACCGACAAGACAAGCGAGTGGCCCGAGGTTGAGCGGTTCATCCCGCGCACGGAGTGGCCCGAACAGATTTACGCTGGCGTGCGCGGCCCGATTGAGCGGACCCCAGACGGGGCGGTGGCCGACGCCGCCGCAGAGTTCGGCGACGTGTGACCTTTGGGCGCGCCAGCGCCCTGGTTATCCCTAGCCTGATGGTAGGTAGATGCGGGTTCGACCCCCGCCTAGGGAGCGACGGTTGGCGTCACGGTGACGCCCCTGTACACATGAAAGTAGGAGTGAACATGAGCATCAAGGCGCGGCTGGTTTGCGTGACGAACCAGGATGAGCTGGATAGGGCGCTGGAAGCAGCCCCTGACGATGAGGTGGCAATCGAGATCCGTTCGGATCCCGGTAAGTACGTGCCTAACTACCTGTTCGTGGCAGATTCGCGGGGCCACTATATCGAGGCGCGCGGCGAGTCCCGCGTTGTCGTCTCGAACACTGCGGAAATCGTCGCTACCGACCATAGTCAGATCGAGGCACATGATGAATCCATTGTGGCTGCAATAGGCGCGGCGCAGGTCAATTGGCGTGACCACTCCACGGGCAGTTGCGGGCATTATGCGCGCGGCCAGGTGTGGGATGAGGCGACCGTGAGCACGCACTCTGAGTACCCGTTGCTCGCTTTCGATGACGCCACGGTGACGGTGGAGGGCGTGGCCCACGTGGTTGCCCGGGAACGAGTGTCCGTGACCGCCCGAGACCACGCGGTTGTCGAGATGAGTGGGGACGTAGACGTGACGGCCCAAGACCAAGTAGTGATCCACTGTGAGGGCGGCGAGGTCTACGCGCGTGACCACGTGACCGTGTACGTGGCTAGGTTCGCGGACAGGCCGGACGTCGAGGGCACTCCGACCGTGGTCGTGCATGACATCAAGGGTGATACGCCTGTGACGGGCGGGGCCGTGGTTGTTGCCGGATGACGCGGGTGTCCCTGGCGCTTGAATGGTGAGTGTTGTGCCGGTTCGAGTCCGGGCCAGGGAACAGGCTCACGGGCATGGTGTCTGTGAGCCGATCTGGAATCGAGTGTGAAAGGTGGTGCCCCGTGAGGGATACCAACAAGTGCAAGACCATGCGGGCTGCTGAATACATGACGCCCGAGCAACAGGAAACCCTGTTGGAGAAGTGGCGTGCGCGGGATTATGTCCTGCGCGACACGATTAGCGCGCCCGGCTGGGCGAACTTCGTTGACCGTGACGGCACGGCGTACTCAATCGAAGCGCTGGCGGAAGAATGGCTGCAAGGAACGGATGAGTTTGACGCGGGCGTTCGTGAGTTGATGGTAGCGCTGTCCCCGCAGCTCACAACCAAGGCAATCATCGACAGTGTCGAGGAGCGCGTAGGGGCGGGCGATCTGCGCGCCGTCGTGGATTCCGCTGACGATTGGGAGTGAGGCAGAGATGAGCACTTTCCCCATGTCAACTGTCGAATCAAACGGACAGGTTAAGGATGACGCGCGCGCCGAAATGGTGCGCCTGTGGGATGAGCGCACACAGTTCACGCGCTCGGAGCTTGGCGGCGCGCCCGACTGGGCGCAGTGGGTTGATGCGGATGGGTGCCTGTTCGACGGGATTGATGCGTGCGATGCGTTCAACGAAGTGCTCGACTCAACACACCTGCCCATTAAGGTTGCGGGGGTGCGCATCTCCCCCCATATGGCGCTTTGGGCGCAGGCCAGCGACTACAAGCATAAGCTGGAAGGCTGGTTGCTTGACCTGGTTTGGTCCGGCAACCTGCGCAAGGTGGTTGACGATGGGCGCTGACACTTCTAATAGAGCGTATTTCATGGCCCTGAAATGGAGGGACTTAGCGCAGACTACAGCCTACATGGGCGAACGGCTCAGCCTCCACCTGCATGAGGCAGGCATGCGCGACAGGCACGATAGGCCTGGCGACCGGCTGGGAGATTCGCCCGAGGCGAGCATGGTGCGTGTACATGCACAAGCTGCCCTCGGGGCGCTGAACCACCTGTCTGCCTCGCTTAACACCGTGGCAGACGCGCTTGACGCGCAGACGAAACAAGACTGAAAGATAGGGTGAACACAATGGTTTGGTACGATGAAAGCGACGTGGCGGCGGCGGCCGTGCGCATCATGGAAGACTGGGAACAGTACTACAACAACATGCTGAGTGATGCGGCTAAGACCGCAGGGTGGAGCGTCGTTTACGATGCGCCCACTGAGCGCCGTAGGTGGCACACCATGCGCCTGGTGTGCGCGAAGGGCAGTGAACCGCAGAGCACGTGGCAGGCGGGTGAGCATATGCTGCTGCACGCCGATAAGCCCCTGGCCCTCGCCCGTGAGATGCGCGTGTCAGGCAAGTGGGAGTTGTCGCGTGAGTGGCCCGTGCCCGCGCACGTGCGGCTTGGGGCGCTCATGTGGTTGAACCGTCGTGATCCTGCGACGGCGCACGAACTGCCTGACATGATGCGTCCGAACTGGCGTCATCACCTGTGTGGCACCCCGCGCGGCGATTGGGGGCTGACGCTCGATATCCTTTGGCAAAACAAGGCGTGCGAACTGTTTGCGCAGTTGCCCGCCGCTTGACAGTCCCGCCGCATGGTTTGGTGGGGTGAGCTTTCTCGCCGGGGTGACGGCTAGGGGGGTTCTCTACCTCTCTCTCCCTCCCTGGTTTCCGCCCCGGCGGGTGCGCTCACCTCCCCAAACCCTGTGGGATACACAGAACATTCAACCTTGAGGCCCCCGCGCTGCTTGACGTGAGCGTGGGGGCCTCGCGTACCGGAAGGGGGGGCCTGATTGTGAGGTCCAATGGGGCGTTGGCCGTGCGCGTGGTCGCATGGATTATGGTGCTGGTGGCTTTGGCTGCTGGCTTGTGGGCGGGCGGGGGCATTATGCCTGACAAACCTGCATATTTCCTGGCAGAGATGCAGCAGGGGCGCGTGGTCCTCGTGGAGGGTACGCGGTGGCAGACGGACGATTGCCACAAAATTACCAAGCGGTTCCCGGTTGGGATCCTGTCTGAACCGGCGGATGTGGTGGAGGCTGTTACGCCTGATGGTGTTCATCGTGGTTGGGCGCGTTTGGAGCCGCAAGACTGCACAACTTAACTGCTGGTCAAGTGGCACGGGACACGTTCTCCCACTATGATCTTTCACGTTGTCAGATAACCGTTACAGGCAACGCAACACACGAACGTCCAACGAAAGCAGTACCAAATGACACAGGAGCCAGCACCTTACGCAGTCACCGCGCACACGAACGATCCCGCCGCCGCGAACCTGATCCTCGCCGCCGTGATCGATGAGGCCCGTCGGACGGGCGCGCAGGTCAACATTGGCGGGCGGGTTCCCGCCCCTAACGGGAGCGTCGTTAACGTCAAGGCCGCGCAGGGCGACCAACTCGCAGACGCCGCCAACATGTTCATCACATGGGCGGAAGCCGCAGAAAAGCCCCGACTCATGCACTCCCCGGCCGACGTCGCAGCCATGCTCGGCGTGTCTGCGCGCACGCTCGGAGAATGGCGGTTCACCGGGGACGGGCCAGAGTTTGTGAAAGTCGGAAGCGTGGTCCGCTACCCGCACGACGCGCTAACAGACTGGATGGCCGCAAACCGTCGAGCCGCCACCTAGCAGGCGGGATGCAAGGAAGCCCGCACCAGAGCAACCCCTTAGCGCTTTGCGGCGAGTGTGAGAAACCGTCCAGCAGTTCGCCTGGCGGGGCGAACAAGCCGGATGCGCTTGAAGCGGGATTGTCCAGTGCGGGCTTCCCCTACACAGAACGTTCAACAGAGAAAACAGACAAACCTAGGGGGAGTGTCGGTGCCTTGTTGTAACAAGGCTGAGTGTAGCACTCCTCGAAGGCTGCCCGCAACCCTCAAACGTTGAAGCAGGGTCAACAGGGCTGAACAGGAAGGAAACACATGTCAACAAGTGTCATGGAACACGAGAGCGGCCGCCGAGGCTCCGAAAACACGAGAGTATTCATCATCACGGGAGAAAAGGCTGGCTCCCTCGTTGACCTTGCCTACGTGGAGTCCGGGACACTCCTCATGCTCGGCCATTCGGAATACTTCTGCCTCGGCAACGCAGGCTGGATCGAGTGGGACGGCTCCCAGATAACTCCCGCCGAGCTGGCCGACAAAATCCATCGGTCGCGCGAGCCGCTTAACCTCGTGCATGTCGGGTCCTAACCCCATTAGAAAGGAAAGCACAATGCCCGAAACTATTACCCGC